ATGAACAAAAAAATGTACTGTCCTAATTGTCAAAAGGCATATTTACCTACTGATCAAGTAGTATTAAACAGAGTAAACACTGTACTCCACATGGATTGTCCAGATATGCAGAATCAACCATACATTGATGAGGGAACGTTTGAAGAAATCGTAAGAAAATATTCATTTTTTGATAATAAACTTCTTAATTAGAAAGAAAAATAAATAAGTTATAATTATAAAAAGAAGGAGAGCATTTAGCTCCCCTCCTTTGATTATTTCTTTTTAGCACTTACAAATATAATTGATGCTAGATATAAAATTGAAACAATTAACCCTAATTGAAAAGATTGTTCGTGGCCAGATGAAATCGATGAAAATGCAACAACGATTATTAAGCCTATGATGAATACAGCTGCTCCCCACAACAAATCTTTAATCATTTATTATCTTCTCCTCTTTTGTCTTTAATAATCAAAAGAATCATATGCTGGCGACGCTTTTTCTAAGTTGGTATTAAAACCTGCTTCCATAGTAACAGATGGAGAAGAGCCTCCACTAAAACCAAGAGTTACATCACTAGCGGATATTTCCAAATGGCCATACTCTGCTACAAGATTTGCTCTCCCTGATTCCTCCGGAGCGCTTACTATTGCCTGAAGTACTACGGCTTCCTCATCTTCACCGAGAACTAAATCTACGTCATACCCTAAACCAGCTTCAGGGTCCACATCATTTCTAATTAATCCGATATAATCTCTTTCTAAATAATCATTACCCATATCTTCTAATGTATAAGCTAAATCATCTTCTAATGTAAAATTATCAGACCATGCAAGTGCAATCACGTCGGTAAATTCATAATTCGGATTTACTTTCCAATCACCCTCCGCATGAAATTGATAAACGTTCTCTCCAACTTGCAAAGCGATTACAGTCATTTCAAAATGCTCTGTTGGCATTGTAAAGGGGACGATTTCTCCCTCTCTAGGACTATTTAACGCATAACTACTTACCTTTTCTACGGATACTATTTCCCCATTAGTATTGTTTAATTCTTGTAAAGACACATCACTCAAATTATATAATTCATCTTTGGAAACTGAATCCGCATATTTAAAATTATCAATAATTTCTTTACGTTCTTCAGCAGTCAAAGACTTCTTTACCTTTCCAGTTTTTTTTATGAGTTTGTTTGCTTCAATTTCTTCTTTTAGTTTTGTTGAGTCCATATTCTTCTCTTCAGTAATTGTTGTGTTTTCTTGTGCACTAACCGAAAAGGTAAAAGGTGAAACAAGAAGTGTAAAAGCAATTGTAGATGCAATTAGTTTTTTCATTTTTTCCCCCAAAATTCAAGTAATTAGTAGCGCTACCGAAAAAATGGTAACATGACAAAAGTTTTACAACAATACCTAGTATGAAAACTAAGCATAAAGTATTATTTCGGGTTTTGCTATTATGGTGAGTATTTGACTACATTTTACAAGTGATTCAATTGACTTGATAAAAAATAACTTACTGGAAATCTTAAATTTATGTGATGAAATTATGATAAAGAAAGAATCTAAACATATTAGAGGTGAGTTAAATGGATATAGTGGATGCATTGGCAGCAAAAGGAGAATTAATAACTCTCAAGGAAAAATTAATTACATTAGGCTTGGAAATAGATGGTGGGAAAGCTAGCAAAGTAGAATTAATAAAACGAGTTGCAAAGTGTGTTGAAAATGTGGAAGAACTAGAGGCAATGGTTAGGTTCGATTACGATGAAAACTAACAAATAGGATTCAGTAAGAAAAATAAAAAATCCCTCTTCAAGTGAAGAGGGTGCAAAAAACATGCCAAGGTTGAAATGTCAACGTGTAACATTTTACCACAAAAACCGACTAATCACATATAGAAACATCACGAATACATCTTGAATTAATTTATTTGGTTAAATGATAATTATACAAAAGACACAGGAGGTAGACATCTTATGAAATTTGAAATGGACTTGAAACTCAGAGTCGATGAAGAAACCCTTTTGATGAAACGTACCTTGGATTGTTCCAAAGAAGAGTTAGCAGAAGAACTATATAAATGGTGCAAGGATTATGAAATGAATGTAGCGGAGTGTGATACAGTGATCGAAAGTTTACTAATAAATGGTGAGGAAGATTTTAAAGAAGAAGTCTTGAAATTAGAGGTGCAACACTTCCTCACCTTACCTGATGACGATGACCCAAACAAAAAACCCCTTCCCTAAAGAAGAGGCAGCACAACTCGTATGCCCATCCGTAGGAAGGGGTTTACTTTGTATGCTAATAGTAGGATAGCCAATCCTACTATTATTCTACCAACAATACTTAATTCACAAACATACTTTTGAGCGTATTTAACCCCTCTCCAATTAGGGAAAGGGGTTTTACTTTATGCCATGTTAGAATTTTGGTGGTGTAGAAATAGTTTTACCCTTTAATAAGCTGTATATTCACCGAACTTGCCTGTAACATATGCGAGATCACCATCATAAATGACTTCCCAGTAACCTGAATCACTGTTTTTTCCTCTCACCGATCCGGTCACCTGGATTGCTCTCCCTTTTCGAATCGTACCGAGATTTTTAGACCTGTGTCGATCTGGGCGATCTTGAATAATAGCAGCTGCAGAAACATTGACGATTTTGATTTCCCCGATTGCTATCGGTCCACTTTTCCTGGATTTAGTCGGCTTCTGCGCGGTAGATGTAGCCGGCTTATGTTCAACCGAAACAAATTTCTCCGACGCTGTGAGATAGTATGTTTCACCTTCGCTGTTCTTGACCTCATACTGCCACGCGTCGCCAACTCTAACTTTACGCACAGCCTGTGGGAATCCGTATCCTTTAGGTAAGTGTCCTGCCACGTCTTTATCCTCCCAGGAAGGCTTTGAGTAATATCTCAAGTCGTCAACCTTCGAACGCACCCAGTTTGTTTTACTGGAATCTGTATTCTCTTCCTTCGCTTCTACGACTGCCGGCTTGTTAGGAGGAATTACGACCTTTGAATCTGTCAGTTCCAAGAGTTCCTTCCACAGGTTAGGATTCGATACCATAGGGGCAGGGCAGTTTTTCCCGGTGACATCAAAGTGGCGAACAAAACGATTTTTGGTGTCTCTCAGTTGTTTGAACTTTCTCTGTAAATACTGATGGACAAGTGCTGTACCCCTCAGGGTAGCGTGAGTCTGTAGCTCTAAGTGTTTGCAACTTTAACCTAGCTGTTCCACCATCATTTGCGCCAAAACACACCTCGTCCAGCGGCACTAATTCGAGAGCTTTGTGCTTATCGACAAAGATATGAGCACTTGCGTATCTTTTATCGCCTTCTGGCAAATCGTCATTTTGGTTTGGAAGTGTCTCGTTAAAGTATTTAAAATGATTCTCCGCTGTCGCTCCATAATTGGCTGTCCAATGATCAACCGCAGCTTGCACCCTCAGTAACTTGATCCCGGTTCTTGTTGTCGGATGCTTTTTTATATGCTTCTCTTTGTAGTTTAACTTAATCACACTAATCTCTCCCTTATTTTTGATATAAGAAAAAGCCCTCCGGAGGAGAGCCCTACTTGTTGCTTGGTTTCACATATGATTTTGCTCTGTTGCTATCCCCAATACCTTTTACAGTTGGATCAGTCACTGCATTAAATACAGACCAGGCGGTGATGGCCAATAAATATGGATTGGTAAAAGCCTTAATGAATAGGTCCCCCACAGATGACCAGGATGTAAGATCCTCCATAGCCAATCCTTGATAAGCCAATAAGGGCAGAAATAGAGCTCCCAATACCTGCAGCAAGAACGTTCTATTGATTAATCTAATTTTCCAGTTAATCAAAATGATCACTCCTTTTAGTTTTGAATAAAGCCATAAAAAATAGCAATCGCTCCCCCGATTACTCCGGAACTGATTGCTGTGATAATGGCACCTGTAATTTTTCTTTTAATCCAAGTGGTATTCTCATCAATTTTATTTAAAGTGTTATTTAAGGTAGTAATCTGCTCATCATGCCTTGTAGTAGTGGTTTTTAGATCACTTACTTCTTTTTCAAGAATTTTGATGTCGCTTTTCATTTCCACAATATCTTTTTCATAGTGGTTCATGGTTTGTGCCTCCTCTGTCTGCTGCAACGGAAACGCCCCCTTTTTTATTTTTCATATGGACTACACCACCTCCTTTTACCAGGTATACTTTTATACACTTCGGAAATTATATGGGTATTCAATCACCAAGGAGAGAAACCCATGAAGAAAACATTACCTTCAATATTTTTAATGATGGTTTGCACATTGGTTCATTACTATTTCACTCATTTGGGACAAGAACGTAATAGAAAACGATTTATAATTAGTGGAATAATACTTACCGTTATTGGTTTGTTTTACTCAACAGCCCAAACTTTGATAATAATTAATTCGGTTAATAAAACAAAATAGAACCTTACGATATAGGGTAAGGTTCTTCAACAATTTCTTCATATTGTGCTGCCGTGATCTTTTCACACTCAACAGCTGTTGCAACTTGCTCTTTTGACCAGAACATCGGATACCACCCTTTTATATACTTGTACCAATCCACCTCACACCACCCCTTTCGTCATCAGGTCATAAATGAGATCTGCCTGCTGCTGCTGACTTTCCTGGAGAGCTGCAGTCGTGGTCATGACTTCGAATGCCAGTTCAGCGTTCTGAGCTTGCAGACGATCTACTTCTTGCGGCAGACTTGTGTCGGACTTAAGATTGCCTTGTTGGATTTTCGGGCTCAGCTTCATCTGGTACCACCCCCGGTTCTACATTTTCTGTTCGGATGACAGGAAAGATCCGGATTTCTTGCTTTAACACATCCACCCAAAGGTGTTTGTGAATTAACCGATTGGTTCCTTCATAAACCGGAAATCCATCAATTGCCTGTATAAGCTCATATGTGTACTCACCTACACTATCTACAATGAACAAGGCATACACTGATTCAGTTCCTTCTGCGATGTCGAAAGTAACCTCTGGAAGCTCATGCCTTCCGGTTTTATCCACGAAAGCCCCGGCAGCCAAGTGGATTTCAGAGTCCAAATACTCCACCTCTAACCCTTCCGTCCACTTTCCTGTATTTTCACATGCCTGTGTGACGATTTCCAATTAATCTCCTCCTTTACGATGGCTCATAAACCACCATCAAGTTAATATCGATCGATATCCCACTTCGGTCACGGTTGGCCGGATTGCCCAGGTACACATCGAAACCCGTGGCGCTTACATTGTATACCCGTGCATTGAAATACGTTGAGTTACCGTTATAAGGTTGAGCCATCACCCAAAAGATATTTTCAGCACCACTGAATGAAAAACTCAACGGTCCAAAGTAATTGCTTGAGGATGATCCAGCCGTAATTTTCGTACGGCCGAACCAAGTCACCAGGTTACCATCAAGTGATCCATGCACGTTTGTAAGTTCAGGTTCAAGCTTTGCTCCTATTGCTGCAAATGAGCCACTTGACTTTGACTTTAATAACGTCTTCATTGGCAAATATGCTCGGTCAGTGAACATTTCGAAGTAGTCCCATCCGTCATCATATGTATCGGATCGGAACATTAACTTACTTGCACCTGTACCGGAACCTGTGTACTGCCAAACCTCGAAACCTGTGCGATGGGTGTTAGCCGGTGATAAGTTGTCACGACCGGTAAGCAAGAGTACATTAGACCAACGAGTACCACCGGAGTCCGTGTAGTTGTTGACACGTATTTCAGGTACATACCCGTTAGCCGTACCACCTTGGTATGTTGATTTTAAAGACAGCGCACCGTCGTCATAGCCAGGACGATTGGCTCCGTATAAGCTAGTAGAGCGCTTATCGTAATCTAATTTTAACCAGTTCTTCGCAATCCCGTCGGAAGACCGGAATCCAAGAACTAAGTGGCTAATGTAACTATGGATGTCAAGTCCAGGGTCTCCGTCTGTAATGTCATAGCCATCACGCATGTTACCTACGAGACTACCGGTTTGATCATATATTCGAAGACCGTCTTCGTCTGCCCGGAGAACCGGTACCCCGTTACGGTATGACTGTAGCACCCCGTCATTTAAGATAACTTTACTACCATTGCCATTATCTGAACTTACTTTTCCATCAAACGTTCCACTGGCCCCAACAAGCTCTCCAGCAAACTTGATGTTTCCGGCAGTATCAAAGTATAGGACATCTTGCCATGATTGGCTGGTTGAGGCTCTTCGCTGGATAACGTATCCCAGAGTAGAATTGGAAACTGTCCGAACCAATCCATCACTTCTGGCAGTTACAAATCCGTCTTGATTCGTAATGCTGACTCCGTTATATGTTTGGCCTTTCATCACAGCGTTTTGATCTGCGTATTCCTCGGCATCTGCTAAAGCATCAAGGTATGCTGCTTCCGAAACTGCATCTGCATGCCCTTTAGCATTCTGCTCTGCGTCTTCTGCTCTTTCGAAGGCGTTGTCTGCTTTTTCCGTTGCTGTTCCGTCCATATCCACACTAACTTCATAGACTGAATATCCAGAAGGAACATTTCCACTTGTCCAGTCAACACCTTCCCAGCCGGTGGTTTGAACGTTCTCAGTAATGTAACAATGAGAACTTGTAGGATATCTGCTTGTATTTACAAAAACCTCAAGATAAACATCATCATAAGTGGTATTTGTTAAGATCCTGGCTTTACTAAAAGGAATGGAAGAACTGTATCGTGAAGAAGAAATAACAGATATCTTCGGATTATTATTGTAATTTACAGTTGCTTCAAAACTAACAGTTTGATGGTTGCCTGAAGTTCGATCGACAAGGATAAACTTCGCGTATGCTCGGCTGCCGTTGTTGACAGCAATTCGATACCAGCCTCCTGCACTTAGTGCATTATGATAATAATAGTTGTTACCGATGGTTGAAAACTTGTCCGAGAAGTTGGTGTTATCGTTGATTTCATTTGGCCCGATCGGTCCTTCCGGGCCCTGCGGTCCACGTTCCCCTTTGATTTTCACCCAATTATACTCGCTTGGATCATTACTATCTGCAGAAGAAAAATCGGTATACGTACCGATATACAATTTATTAGTAGAATCAGAGGTAGAGAACCCCGATGTCCCTGTGGAATCATTCGCCCAAGCTGTATGAAAAAACGGGGTACGACCGTCGTCTCCCGGCTCGCCCGGGATTCCCTGCTCTCCATCAAAAACATTTGTAATGGTAATCCTTCCGATTGAGAGAAGTGAATCTTGAATGACATCTACAGTAAACGTCGCTTTCTCATCAATGTCCGCTGCAGAAACGATGAGGTTTTTCCCGCTATAGTTAAAACCCGATACTGGAATACCGTCTTTATCCCGCTTGTTCCAAACGTAAGTATAATTCGCTCCGTCCTCATCTACTTCTTGGCCAGATAGAAATACCCTGGCTTTTAAAGTAGTAGTTCCGGATCCATTTTTGAAAACTTCTCCGGCACTGGACACCACCGTTGTGACTAACATTCGGGCGAACTTTTTCCTGATTTGATCTTGAATGGAGTTCCAAATGGATTTAACCTCTGCCTCGGTGTATTCAATGTAGTCACCCAGAATGACTTTCTTTTTAGTTTTTTGCGTGATCGATCGTTCTTGGGTATGCACCCGGGCTTCCAGATAAAGAGGAGGATTGAACTTTTCGTCTTTAATTTTGATTATGTCACCGAACCGGATCTTTTGATTCTCGAGTCCTGGCACATGCTCTAAGTCTGTGATTGTCGATTCATATTCCACCATATCCTTAACGCGCTTTTCCAGCTCGTTTTCGGTTAACGCGGTCAGTCTTTCTTCGGTCATGTCCTGATCGGTCGACTGTGGCTCATATGGTTCGATTAAATGCTTCCCGTTCCTTCCCCATCGAGCAAGGGCTTCCTTATCCTCCACCAGGACTTCAAGCCGCGTCCCGTCTTCCCTCTCAGGTCCGAGACCGAGGAGAGCCGTTACCACTTCATCTTTTTCCCGCCGTTTCACTTCGATTAGGTCTTTACCGAAAGTAGCTTCTCTTCCATTCCAATCCCCTACTCTTTCAACCATATCGACATACCGTCCAGTGACTCGATTGCCTTCCGTTTCGATACGAAAAGCAAGTTCTAATCCAAATGTATTGGCAATGCGCTTCAACAGACTGAAAGGATTCGTGTGAGTTTCTATGACAATTTCTTTCGCACCTGCATACGCAATATTCCCGACCTGGTATTCCGTGCCTGATATGGCAAACTGAACATGATTTTCTGCTGAACCGGTCAATGATGTGGGGCTGATTACTTTAGCCTTTTTCAGTTCAAGATAACTTGCTGTAGTATAAACTTCGCTTAGCAAACCCTCTCGGGATCGATACTTTAATGTTTCATTGATGATTAGTTCAACGAATCGATTCTCCTCATCCGGTATGATGACCCGTTTCCGTTTGGTAAGGTGGGAGGCGAACGGCTTATCGGCAAAGGTTGTAAAATCAAATGTCTCCAGGTTATCTTTTAACGATTTCCTGTGTTTGTTGGACAGAATATTTTTTGTCGTAATGATATCTAAAATCTGATCAGTCTGATGCTCTAAAATATGGATCTGCGTCATATTCTACCCTCCTTACTTGTATGACTCTCTATAAGTACCGGAAACATTAAAAGAATTGCTTGGATGGACAATCATCTGATTCTCACCTTTTTTCAACGTAAAATAAGATGCCCCAAAGTCTTTATAACTCTTGGCATCTTCCCCGTTAATTAATATTTCTTCATTTTTATGATCAAATGTAATTTTATCTCCTACATCTGCAATGATCGGAATCTCATCTTCTTTTAAACTATTGATCCGCCAAACTTTAAGGTTGTATATATTCATCCGGGTTGCTCCTGTATTCGGCCACTTTCGGAAGACCACCTGTATTTTGGCTATCTTATCTTCAAATATACCTTCGACAGGGGGAATATAGTGTTGTTGTTGGACATAAACCCTCTTCCCATTCACAATCTTAGCGAAGTAGAACCACCACCGGTTTCCCCGACGTTGCAGTTTCATCAAGCCGTAAAAGTTGTTCCAATTTTTAATGTTACCTGGGGCAGCTGTGTTTATAGGAAAGCGTTGATATTCGTCATACCCTAGTTGAACTCTCCCGTGTATTCGGTCTGACCCTTGGAAGGAATCAGACATATGGATACGGGCCACTTGGCGGTCAAGAGCATCTAATAGATACACTTCCACCATCCCCGTCCCCCAGCCGACATTATTATTCCGAAGAATACAATCCATTTCAAAATCTTGAACTTCTTCAGGAAGAGACTTTACAAGTCCTGGCCCCTGCCACTTTTCGGGAGCTACAGCTGTCCCAAAGCTTTTTGGCCTGAAGCTTCCTCCATCTGTTTCAATCTCACCACGAATATATCCATTAGTCACTGTTGTAGCAGCAGCCCAGCCGGTCAATGTATTCATCAAGTCGGCAAGGATGAGAGTGTATTCTTCTTTAGGGGTACTCTCCACCGGTGCCGGCCGGCCAATCATCATATATTCATCAAATTGATTCTGGATCATGGCAAATGTGATCGGCGCCAGGACTTCCAATTCAAAAACTGGATTGGACTCTGCAGATCCCGATGTGTTGATAACTGCGGAGTCCCCAGCAAAAACAATTGGTTTTTCGGGACCATACTTCTTAGGATCAGAACATAGAAATGTCAGAGTCCCTATCAAACTATTACTGTTTTCTTCCGGCAGCTCATTCACTGAAAGGGAAGCATAATAGACAACATCCTCATCGGTAAAGGAAAGTTCCTTCTTAGATCCACCTAACAGACTATTCAATAGGGTGGTCCGTCTTCTGAAACCCTCGTTTGTCTTGTCACTTATCTTATACTTAACCGTAATTTCTCTTTCTCCCGTACTGTGTTCGTTAGATTCCATAAGTCCATCCATACCAGGCACTTCAAACGTATTAATGCGGTTCGTTAGGTTAGCTCTTCCGGATACAGTCAATGTTGTGAAGCTTCCTTCATCATCGCTTAACGCTGAATCAAAATTAATGCCGTTAAACACCGTTTGGATAGACAAAGAGGTACTTTGTGTACCCCGTTCTGTCAAGTTTACAAATCCGTACATAAAGTACCTCCTATCTAAAACTATTTAAGGTATCAAGCTCCCTTGTTTGGACCTCTGTGATATCATCAACAAAAGTTTGGTATGTTTCCCGGCCCATCTGTAAGTAGATATAGGCTGGTTGTTTGTTATTCACTTTGACTTCTGTGTTAACCGCGCTGCTTACTTGAGCAGTGCTGCTTCTTTTCAGACCCTTTAAACTTGACCGGATGCTTGCTGAGTTTACTGACAGTTCAGGATTAAAAGCTGTCCTGACACCACTTGCAAGTTTAGCAGTCGCACGTACTAGAGGAGACTTAGCTTTTTCAATTGATGTCCGAATTGGACCTTAAAAGTCCATTCTATGAATATCACTCAAAGGTCCGCGCTTGGCAGGAGAGAATGGCCAGAAGTCCCTGACTGCTCCGACTATGTTTTCTACCTTGCTAAGAATCTTCCCTTTCATCGCAGCTAAACCATCGATTGCACTCTGGATAATCGCTTTCCCTGATTCATAAAGATCGATACTTTTGAAAAAATCAGTGATGTTCCATAATATATTTTCAACAAGGTTCTCCATGTTACCAAGCTGATTCCTCACAGCACTGACCATCCCCTCAAAATCTCCAGTTAACAGAGCAACCAAGAAATTTAGAGCATTTTTAAACGTGCTTTTAATAAAGGACCAGACTGCCTTGATATTAGACAATGCCATTTGCATGTAGCTTCTGACCGCATTTAGTAGCTGGCTGAATTTATCGGAAACCCATGAATGGATTTTCGATGCGATATCACTTATCCATGACCAAACGGCCGACCAGATTTTCAAAGTCCATTTCTTCACATTGTCCCAGTTGGCAATGATCAACACAACCAGCGCAATCACCGCAGCAGTCACCCATCCAATCGGGCCAAGCGCGATAAACCAGGCAGCAGCCATTCTTGCAGCATGAAACAAAGCTTGAACACCCATCCATGCCCATTTGGCAACGAAAACTGCTGAAGTTGCTATCATTTTAGCTATTGCAATGGCCATCTTCTGACCGGTAGCCAGTGTCCATGCAGCAGCCACCTTCGCCCCGTGAAGTAACGCTTGTATTCCCATCCAAGTCCATCGAGCAATGAAAATGACTGATTGAGCTATAAATTTCGCCACCGTAGTTACCACTTGGACAACAAACTGTCCTAATGATTTAATCATCATCGAGATTCCGGTGACCAATTTCGCTCGCATCATGCCTGTCTTAAGCCATATAAATGTTGCCATTCCTCCGAAGGCTGTTTTCACAAGAATGATAAGTGGAGTTAATGAAATCAATACACCAGAAAGTGATAGCATCCAACTAATCACCTGACCAATTAACGGATAGGTTTTCATCATTTCTGATGACCAACTTAAGAATCCATTCACTAGATCAAGAATCTTGGATCCCAGTGGAGCCATCCCAACCCCCAGTTGGATTAAGAAATCAGTAAGATTCCCGATCAATGCCATAACTTTTGGCCCGTTTTCTCTCACATACTTGATAAAGTTTTGAAACCCTTTTGATTCTTCTAATTTGGATGACCAGGCTGCGAACCTTTCAGTTAAGCCAACCAGCCCGCCTTGCATATCCTGCGATAGAGGAGTGAAAGCGACCATTAAATTCATGATTCCTTGCATGACATTAAAAAATGATTTCCCCATTGCTTCCATCGATGGACCAACATTATCATTCAGAAATTTAATGAAGTCTTTGAACTCTTTAGTCTTCATAGAAGAACTGAAACCTTTAGAAAGTGTATCGACCGCCTTGATTGCTCCGTCAAAAGCCGGCTTTAAGTTTTTTAACAGAGACTGAAGCTGACTTAGACTCCGGACGAAAATATCCATCACTGGCTTCTCAAACTGCTTTGTGAATTTACCCCAAAACTTGCTGAAGTTTTGAACGGCTTTCAATCCTCGTTGCTGCTCTTTGGATAAGCTAGCCTGGGCTTGCTCGATCTCTTTTAAGATTTCAGCACGTTTTTCTAAATCAGTCGTATTCGCAAGCTCTTCACGTAAGTCCTTAATCGTCTTATTAGCTTCAAACACATCGTTTAAAGCTGACGTCGCTACACTCCCAAACAAGATCGCCCCGGTGCCGGCCGCGGCAAAAGAAGTGACTAAACCTCCAAGAGCCCCAGTTAAACTTGCAATGATTGGTACTAAAGCAGGTAATGCTGCTAATAAACCACCACCAATGAAGTTCCCCGTTACTATTCCAACAGAGCTGATTGTTTTAGCTATTCGATCGATTCTCCCTTGGAACTTATCAACCCTTGCCTCCACTCGGACAATGATTTTTTCTCGAGCGAGTGCTTTAGCCTTTGCACTTAAATTATTGATTTTCCTGTAGAAGCTTACGGTATCAGCATCCACTTCTTTTTCAGCTTTTTTCCTGGTGAATCGCTCCATCAATTTCTTTGCAACTTTGATGTTTCGTTTTAAAGGTTTAATGTCAGCCTTTAATGTTGTATCTTCTGCAGATTCAGATTCTTGTTTAAATCGTTTTGTAACATCCCTAGCTTTTTGAATTGCATTTCTGAATTTCGTTATGTTCGCTTTTAGTTCTGCTTCTACTGAGTAATTGGACATTTAGTCACCCCTTTCTCGAATTTCTTTGTAGGGCAATTTGGGCAGGAGATAAATCCTTCGATGTTTTTTCAATAGACTTCCCTGAAGCTAATTCATCGTCCACTGCTTTCAGCATAGACTCATAATCAAAGAAATCCTTGAACTCTTTAAAGGCATACTCCTCTTTCGGTTTCTTTTCTGTTCCTTTATTTATCTTTGCTTCTGCATTGCGAATGAGGAAAGCTAATTTATGCAGCTTATACTCTTCATCGATTTCCTTATATTCCTGTGCATATCGCTTATAATGAAACTCGGTCAATGTCATCTCTTCCACATCCACCAACCGTTCCATCCTCAGCTTTCGCATTGAATAGATAACCACTTCGTCGTAGGTTAACCCTCTATTGTCTTGCTCGCTTCCTTCACGACTTTCCCCTTTTGATACTCTTCTGGAACGAGCTTTCGGGTCATAGGTTGCTTTCCCAATTCATACATGACTTGCTCTGCGAACTCATCCAGCCCTTCGTTTTCAGCAATATCATTCAAGATTGATTCAAAGTCCTCTTCTGTCTTAGGCTTTTTCTTATCGTGAGCAGTAGCTGCCTGAATCAATTTATACAAACAAATGATATTTCCCGACTGCAGGCCAGGTACCAACATTGTTTCAAGCCCTTGTCCGAGACTTACATTTTCTACTTCTAACCCTAATGAACGATCGATTGTCGTTAATGTCCGAAGTCCAAATGATAGTTCGATGTCTCTTCCGTTAAATGTGATATGCAAAATCTATTCCTCCTCAAATTGTCAAAATAAAAAAGAGGGGGTTCTTCCCCTCTTCGTCCGTCTTATGCTTCTGGAGGTGTACCCAGTCCATCATCAGCAACATCGTCCGCCAGCACGTCATGAAAGACGTATCCTAATGTTTCAATGTCTGCCTCCGGAAGGCTGACACGTCCTTTCTGCCTTTTGAACTGAGTAACAAACGTTCCACTTACCTCTGGATCATCCTCTGCAGGATTCGTTGTTTCCCATTCCGTGATGTAGCCTTGTCGGTATTCAGCTCCAAATGTGAAAGTACCTGGATTAACCTCATCCTCTACTTTATCCGCCAAATCCACTTCCCACATTTCTACTGGATAGTCATCCACAATGGAATCACTTAGCATTGTAAATGTAGGATCCGTTTCAGCCTGAAGTGCCGAGATACTTACTTCATCTTCAAGTGCTCCAGAGCCTGATACGCTGCCATCCTTCGTGACGGTTGATTCCCGGTCGCGGGAATAAGACTTTGAGTGTTCGGTTTGAAACACAAGCTTTGCACCCTCTGCAGCCTCACCGAGTTTCCGAAAATAGAGCACTTTGTGTACTCCTTTTGCTATGTTGGCCATGCTACTACCTCCTTATTAGGTAATTCTGTATTCTGCCTGGATCACTCCATGCAACAGATTGTCAGTCGTTGTATTATCAAAGATTTCATTTGAATCAAGAGAGACCAGCCTCACGTAGTAATTATCGAGTTGTGCCAGCCTTCGCAAGGCCATTTCGAGATTATAAATCATTTCGGCAAAGTGGACTCGATTATTGGCCATCTCCCAAACATGAATGGTTTGCGATAGATTACCGGTGATCACTTGTTTGTTATTTATGACATCAGAACCTACCTGTCCAGCTACATGCACAAATGGATAAGGAACTTCCTCGTCTTTCCCTGGAAGATAATCGTATGTGTTATATCCCAGATTAAGAGAGTTATTGAATACTGCATTGAACAGTTGAATTTTTGGTGACTTCATCTACTCACCTACTTTACAAGTCTATTTAAATCATCAAGGAACTGCTTTTTCTGATTGTAGAATCCAGGAAAGATGAATGGTTGTGCATCCATGAACCTTGTTCCGAATTCCAGGTAGCCGGAGTGTTCGGATTTACTGATTGTTTTACCGACAAGATTACTAACTATCTTCGTTTCAATGTTTCTCTTGGTGTAGCCAGTTTGATAACCTTGAGTAAATTCAGCGTTCTTAACTACCTTCTGAGTCATTTCAATGGTGTTGTTCTTCACGATTGTCCCGACATCACCTTCAATCTCCCTATCCATCCGGTCAAGCTTTGCAAGCAAGGCGTCCAATCCATCTAAGTCCACTCGCTCACCCCTTCCAAAAACAAAACGCTCTCAGACCTGTATGGCACATGCCGGAGAACGTTGTATTTATTACCGTTAATGACAGCTTTATCAACTTCATGTTTATATGGTCTCTGTAGCCTCACAGTGGTGATTTGCTTGTCTAAGGAACCGAATATAACTTTCACTCTTTCCAAGCTGATTGGAGAAGTGTTGCAGGATAATGTAACACCCTCATCCACCTCAACAACTGTCTTTCCGACAGAAGGATCATAAGCCCTGCCTAAAACTTTATGAAGTGTTACCCGATCGGAGTATCTCATCAGAAGAACATTACCTTTCCTGCAGTCTCGGTTTTAGGAATATACGTTTCTAAGATAGACTGATAGGGTTTAAAGTCGTCTTCTGTAAATGAAACGGACCTTCCCTCGATGGATTCTGACTTCATTCCTTCACTACCAATCTTGTTATACCGGTTCACGACCAGCTCCTCAACAATGAACATTAACTCCTCTGGTATCGCTGTCATCCCAGCATTTTGTTTTAACCAGACCAATAATCTAGCTTCTACATTTGCAATCAATCTATCAATCTGGCTGTCTTGAAGGTCATCTTGAACGCCTACTATAATCTTGACGTTTTCTTTAATCGTCATTCAATCACTTCAATTCTGCTTCTGCAGCAATTGCTTCTTCTTTACCCTGAATTTTTTCTCCGTTTGACAGCACATACCAAGGGCCGCCTGTATGCTTCGGAAATTCACTTTCTTCAGGAGATTGATTTGATCCTTCAGGCTCTTGGTCGGCTTCTTCTGACCCCACTCCCAATTGCTCAATCAATGGCTTCCCGACTTTATTTTCTGTGCTTGATAATTCCGAGATCCGTTCCTTGCTTACTTTACCCTTAGAAGGGAAGGTATCTCCCTTTCGATAAACGCGATGATCATCTTCTATATCTCTGAAAGCTCGTATCACTTTGTAAGGCATTCCTAATCATCCTCTCTTTGATAAATGGTTATTACGCTGCTGGGGCAGGACCTGGGACTAATTTAGCAAAGGCTTCATCTTTTATGATCATCAAACCAACATCCATAGTGGCACGCAGGGCAACCATCTCTTGCTCAAACAAGTTGATAGGTGAACCATCCGCGTTGGTAATGGTCGACAGTTGAGCTTCCTCTGAAATTGCATAATCAATGTTAAAAGGAATACCATAACGCAATTGATCAAAATCCCCAGCGTAAAGAGTACCTTTTGAAAGATTAGCAGATTTCAAATCCACTGCCGGCAGCCCATCAATCGTATTGTTTGAACGGTCATACAATGATTGCAATGTTCCATTTTCAGCTTTTTGTGCATTCCTTAAAGCAGTATGGTTTTGCACTTTGGATATCCATGCATTAGGCTCTACATCATTCTCAAAAAGCTCATCTTCTACTGCCAGGATATTGTCGTAAGTGATCCCGTCATAAACGATGTTTTCTGCTGCTGTTACAGATTGTTCAATCGATTGAGTGAATGGGTTTGCTACATTCAGGATTCCTGCTTCATCAAACTTCTTATAGAATGCCTCTGCAATCTTTGGACGCATGATTTCAAAGAAATTTGAAACCCTGTACTGTAGATACTCACGGGAAACTGGTAGAATGACACCCAGCTTCTTGGCCGTCATCTTTACTTGAAGCAAAGTTGGTTTTGAAGTTTGAATCTTCTCAGTCTCACCTACCCAGTAAGCCCCTGGTCCTTCTGCAAAATATTCGAATGTCTTTTCCTTATCCGTCATTTCCTCATAAACGCCCAGCTGCATGATCTTGGATTTTTCCATTACATCATTCAAGATCATGGTGTTGTACTTATCCGGAATCGTCCCATCTTTGGCTTCGTGAACCATTACGTTATCTGGGCTAAATGTTTGTGCGAAAAATTGTATATCCAGTTTTAATAGTTTTGGCATATATGACTCTCTCCTCTTATTTAATGATTCTGTTCTTCCTGGCCATTTCTGCTTTTGAAGTATGGCTGCTGTTGGTTATTTTTGAACTGCCTGTTTCAGGTGGATCCTGACGAAGCTTTTCCTTCACTGCATTATTAACTGCTGCATCGAATTCTTTTTTGATACTCGTCACTGCTTCTTTGATTTTCTCGTTGTCCTCAAGTTTGATAAGAGATTCAGCAAACGCAGCCGGCAGTCCCTCATCTTTTAAATCTGTTTCTACTTCAGAACGAAGCTGCTTGGTGTTTAATTCACGCTCTCGCTTATCAAGAGCTTCGAGTCGCTTCTTAAATTCAGCATCTTCTCTTTCTTTCTGAGTCATCTTGGCATATTGTTCTGCATCCTTTTTGGCATCGGCAATTCTTTGATCGAGCTGGTCTTCCCACTCTTTCTGTTTCTTCTCCAGTGCCTTTGCAAGCTTACGGTCTGACTCAGCTTCAATCTTCTTTTGAAGTTCCTCTTCAGAAAGCTCAAGCTTTGCCGGTGGATCGCTTGGTGGATCATCGGAGTTTGGTGGATCCGCAGGCGGGTCATTCGGCTCGGAAAAATACTGCAGATTTAGTTTCAAGGGTTCAAACTGTTTCTTAAAGGCTGCTGGATTAAACACATTAATTGGTCCTGTCACTTTCATTTCCTCCTAACCCATGAACACGTAACAACACGCAGGTGCCCATCGTTAACGTCCTCACACGTTTTTAGTCAAAACAAATAAGCCTGTTTATAACGTCTGGTGCTTAAAGACGCGCTCACTAAATTTCTTATAAGGTGTATTTATCTTTCACGCTTGCGAAAAATTCCTCTCTCCAGTCTCCCAAGTCAAGAGCCGTTGAACTCCTACAAAACGGGTGCATGGGTGGTGCATTGATGCCTGGCTTCATTTCCTTCACCTTGAATTTTTTCTTATTCAACAGTTTACATTTCTTTGTGGTCTTCCCATCCATTACAGCAACATATTCATATTCAGCTTCATCATCACTAGAAACAGCCTGATAGGATAATTTTTGAGCTTCGACCTGGACCCTGGCAGTTTCAGTGATTAATAACCTTTTAGCTTCAAATGAACTGACATCAAATCGTTCTCGGATTTTTTTGATGTACCTATTTGGATGGACACCACGGACGATTGCACTGTTGATAATAACGTCCAATTCTTCTCTTAAGGCTTCCATATCTCCCCATATCCTTGAAGACCAATTGGCCCCATAAAAAGAAGCTCCAACAATCGATTTAAGAGTTGGAGTGGTGATTGCCATGTTGACTCCTAAGATCCCGGCTTGCCTCAATACTTCAGATATTCCAGCTTGCTCCAGATAATCTTGGAAAGTCTTTTCTTGCTCATTCGTCATTGATACCAGGTGAGCATTTAAATACATCATGAGAAGCTCCTGACGGTTAATCCGCATCTTTGTATTGTAGGTGAAGAGTTCCTTATTCGCTTTCGGGGAGAAGTCCTTCTCCCTCACATATCGTGCAGCTGTTCTTTCAAATGATTGGACATCAAATTCGGACACCCTCTTCTTAGCTTCGGCTAAAGAGATCGTATTCTTTTCTGCGTACCGGGAATAAAAGGCATTGATTTCTTTTTCTACCTCGCTAAGAGCATGATCGATGATCCCTTTTAATTTTCTTGATACCTCTTCATCTTTCATTTGTTCACGCTTGATGTTGTCTCTTTCCCGTTTCACCCAATAACTCTCTTCTTCTGGCATCTACCACACCTCAATTCCTCATGTACTCGGAGGACATCGATTGTCTTTGTTTGGCCCTTTCACTTGTAATTCTCTTTTCTTCCTCTTCTGGATTTTCTACAATCATTGGAATGATCTTCAGTTTCGTTTCCTGGGAGAGCTCTCCTCCAAGTGCATTAAACATGTCTACTGCTTCTCTGGTGCTCTTAGGAAGGTTCGGGGTAAATTTATAGGTTAACCCCTCAAACTCCCCTTTTCCTGCTTCACTCGCCAAGTGCATGACATTATTTATCAGCTTGTAACGACGATTGAGAGACCTTTTGAATAATCGTTCTTTGTTGATCCGTATTTGTTCCAAGCCGAAAAGCTTGTACTTCATCGCTTCACCGGATTGTTGGCCAGCAAAGTTCTCGTCATTCAAGTCCGGTGTATTAGTGAATTTATGAATGTCTGTTTGCAGTCTGCCTTTATATGCCTCACTACCTGACACATCATACTGCTTGTAAATATAATCAGCTTCAACTCGACCTTCAGCACCGTCTGCGTTTTGAGTTGGCTTCAAGAAGATAATATTGGCTTCTTTCATCTTCTTTGCTTCCCCAGCATCCAGTTCCACATTACCGAGAATCTTCAGCATTGCATCATTCAAATCAGTCATATAGTTTGCCGTATCAGATTGAGCTGCATCATACAAATCAATCAAGTCGAGAACATTCTCAAAGTCCCCCTGGCGAAAACGATTGTTACTGTGTTCATTAATTGGTACTTCCCCAAACGGATGGTCAACCTCACTTTTAAGCGTCAGGTTATAGTCACCCATGTTTGAAGTGAAATACGTGTAAATCTTCTTGTCTGTATAAAGGATGACTTTAATCCCTCGTTCGCCACCGTAACCCACCGAGAAGTATCGAATCCCAGCAATCACGTTCTTCTCAATCGTCGTGTCATAGATTAGGAAGGTTTCTAACGGTGAAGACAAATACACTTTGGTTTGATCCTGCTGGTTCCGATGTATCAGCTCATATGCCCGGCCATATATCGAAAGATCAAGAACGATATCTGCATTAAGTGCTGCATCTTCAATTGTCTCGTTGATTTCATTTATTTTTTCCTGAGTGGACTTGTCCTTATGGCGGACTGACACAGGAACCCCAACAAAGAATCCTTGCATGAAATTAGATACATACTTCGCATAATTGTGCTTGGCCCGGTGATCGGCCTTATCATCTTCTTTCCTCCGGTTAGCTGCAGAAATCGTCGTATTCTCCCCAAGATAATAATCGTCCAAGACAGTGAGCCTTGGACGTTGATGTTCAATATGATGTTTTAATATTGCAGACAGTTCCTTTGTATCTTGCACCAGCTCTTCTGCAGACTCGAACGTATACTGAATATTTGCCTCTTTACTGAACCGCCTCTTCTTCCCGGCATTTCCACTTGTGCTTTCTCCAAGCTCAAAATTATTTACGTGATTCATGTTCCACCTCCTATAAACCCAATCCTTTTAAAGCATTGTACGTATCGTCTTTCTTAGCTACTCCCAGATGGTATTGCTCCAGGCTGTAACGGAGTGCATCAATGATATGGTTATTTGCATCAACCGGTGTATTTAGCCACTTACCGTCCTTATCCTGATCAAACGTATACGTATTAAATTCTTCAATCGTGTGTTCACATGTTGGATGAATGTACACCTTGAATCCTTGAATGAATAATATCCCCTGATTCACGCTGCCTTTCCCTTTGACTGAAGCTCGCATCCTTCGAACACCTTTATTAATTAATTCCTGAATCAAACGACGTTCTGCAGAGTCAGCTGTAATGACTGATTTAAGAAGTCCTTTACTCACAATCATCTTGTATATGTCTTCAGTTAACATCGCTTTCTCATAATGTTCATCGTAGATCCAGAGCTCTTTATTCTTAAGATCTACCACGGAGCTCGGTAACGTTGTTGGATCATTCGTAAACCCAAAGTCCATCCCATGAGCCGTTTCTTGAATCTCTTTGATTTTTTGTTGAATATCGAAATCAACCACATGGAAGTTATCGAAGACTAGCCCTTCTGCCACTCCCCAATCGCCATCACAGACTATCCTGGCACGTCGAGGATTGGTTCGATATAGATCCTCGTATCTGGCACGGTCAACATCATCCAGCCATTCATTTACTCTGAAGGTTGTTGTAATAGCAAATGTATCTTTTTCCCGGGTACCTTCATCGAAAAATACTTTCTTAAGCCAATGTCTCTCGGACCACGGGTTAAACGTTACTGTGACTTGCTTAAAAAACTCAGGATCATCATAGCTACCACGTATCGATTCAACCACCGTCCGAAACTTGGCTTCCGTTTCGATCTGGTAGCATTCTTCAAACCAAGCCCAACAAAGGATGCCAACATCCACGGTGATCGAAGTAATCTTCAGTTCATCATCAAGACCCCTGAACAAGATTTTCTGGCCAGTAGGCATATAGGTGATCTCTGGCATCGATTCATTGAACTTAAATAAATGGGCAACCCCTAATTGCGTGGCTGCCCATTTTAAATCAGTATAGGTGGATTGTTTGTTGGTGTTAGAATACCTCCGGACAACTAGTAAGTTTGCCCAGGAATACTTCATGATCCGGTGAATGAAATTTAATGCTGCCGTTTTTGATTTCTTACTCCCCCGGGATCCTTTAACTACCCGGTAAAATTGCTTATTGTTCCAGAACCGGTTGTACCCTCCACCTATCTTCTTTTTAATGGAGGTTCTTTTCTGCTTAGTCTTCATCAGGTACATCCTCCACAAAGACTGGTGTAATGTTCTCTACTTGTTGCTTATCGGTCCACATGACATATCGCTTACCTAAGAGCTCTGCTGCTTTAACTCGATCTTTCAAGTAGGTGTCCTTGTCCTCTAACTGCTGGGCACCTTCTCCTATACCCACTGGTATCTGTTCGGTGTATTCTCCGCGCATCACAGAAGTGAGAAACTGAAGGATCTCATCTTGCTCTGCGATCGACTCTTTCTTCAACTGCTCTAAACGTTCATCAATATAAGATCTCACGTTAGCATTTGTTAGCAGTCTGCTCCCGGAGGCTCTTGCTGCTGAATCCTTTTTTACGTTATTGTAGGCGATTTTATATGAAGCCGATATATTACCCGATTTCACATACTCATCAGCAAAACGTCTTTGTTTTTCAGTTATTTGTGTCATACCATGTCACCTGCCACCTCCTATTTCACAAAAGAATAGCTCCCTACGTTTGTAAGAAGCCTCTAATAGTTTATTGGTTATTACCATATTATCACTTCTAAGAAGAAATACTCTGTCAATATGCTGCCACTTTTCTGCCTTAATAAGGTAACTCTTTTAAGTCTGAATGTAATACTGGCTTTTTTAATTCTAATCTTTCGCACATTGAAATTATTAAATCATGAAACCAATCTGCAGATGTAGGTGAGACATAAATATTTTCAATTAATGTTTTTATATCACAAGATATTGATTTTCCAAATTGTACAGGAGAATCTGCACTATAATCAATTGCTCCATTACTTGATGGCAGACCTAAATGATGGAGTAACCTTAGCTCTTTCTCGTGTTCAAAAGACTTTCTTTTATAAATAAATGGATTAAAGGTATTCCCTTCTGGAACCCAATCTCTTTTAAAGTCAATGTATTTAACTTTCCCAATATAAATACTTTCTTCTGTCTCGCAGAAAGAATCAATCAACTTACCTACAGTTGATTGAATAGCTATCCCTTCTTCACTTTTTAAATACAAATCCCACATGGCCGCAGATTCATACTCATTCATATGCCAACAATTTATCAAGGTAAACTTTCTATCATATCTATTTAAGTTTTCTAATTTTTTAAATATTTTATTATCATTTTTCTCTCCATATATTTTTTCTCGGTAATTTAAACTTTTATTAGCATTAGAGTATCTTCCTTCAAATGGATCCTTAAATTTATCTGATCTTACGAAAAACAAGTGTTGAGAATTAATCATATCGATAAACTTTGTGAAGTCCATATATCTCCATATTTTGGTTGTCTTTTCAGGTAAATCAAAAACAGAATGATGATTATACATTAAACAATCCTTCCCTTACTTTATTTCAAGGTATTAACCTAAATACTCTTCAATTTTTAAAATAAAAGCCAGCTTATAAAATATTCTAGACTTCAATCTATAATACCTTCTTTCACTCATTCCAATTTCATTATATATCTCATAATCAAACACCTCTTCATCTTTAAGATATCGCTTGAATACAATTTCCCTTTCTAATTTATTTAATCGGTTGACTCCCCTCAAAACCCATTTAACGTGTTTGTCTTTGGCCAATTCTAATTCAATTCGCTCAATGGCAGCCTGTTCAGTTGAAGAATGAAATTCATTTGAAAATGAAGGAGGAACAATTGAGTAAGTTGCCGTCACTTTCGGTAACTTGTCTTCGGGAACCATGAGTAAGTAGAAACGATACTTTTCAAAAGCTGACTCAACAGCAGCTTTTGTTTTTTCTCTGTCGATTTCAGGCAGCATAAAAAGTTGTTTATTCATTATTAATCCTCCTCATTTTAAAAAAAAGACACCAATCACAACACCGATAATTCGGTGAGTGATTAGTGTCCTCCAGTTGGCTGGTAGAACTAATTTTAAATTAATCTATTAGCTTATAAAATAAACCGCCATCATTATAATTTATTACTTCTTCAAGACTTTCATCCTTCACCATACCGGAAATTACAGCTCTGATCATTGAGGCTGGTACAGAAGGATAATGTTTTTTTAAGAGTTTGAAAAATGATTTATAGGAAAATACATCTGTATTAAATTCTACTCTAACTAATTCTAATACATCATCAACCATAATACCTTCAAATGTGGAACTAGTAGTTTTTAAGCTTATCTCTTTCTGATTATCAAGGATAGTTTTCAGTTCCTTTACAACCTCAGGATCCCCTCCCTCTTTAATATAACTCTCTATTTGAGAGAATTTACTCTCGTACAGAGTTACCTTTTCATTTAACTCAGTAATGATATCTCTTAATTCATTTAAGGACACACCATTTTCATCAGAGATTTTTTCAAAATCGTTAATCATCCTTTTAAAATGTTTAACTGATTGATTAAGTATTGCAACATTATTTTTATGCCCTGCTACATCCCATAGAGTGATTAATATTGCAACAACTGCTAACACTATAGAAAGTAACGTAGCCCCATTAGAAAGAGATTTTACTGCATCATCAAAACCAACTAACAAAATCCCTCCTAACATCACTAATGCTAAAGAAAGAATAATAACAACATAAATAAAGTGAATCTTCAATTTATCTCTTTCAAAATTCAAAACTCTTCCCCCTCATCAAACTTAACCCGTTTCACTTTGCCCTGGTGAGTAACGATCTTCGTCTCACCATGATCCGGTAGCTCCGTAATCTTCGCCTTTCCATCACAAACCACCACAGCAAAACTTCCTTCTTTATCCATTATATCAATTTCTAGTTTTAAAGTACTAGGGTTAATTTCCAAGTCTGATAGTCTCACCAAGACCCCTCCTGTGTTATAATTAAGTTGGCTGGCCGGGAGAGATCCTGGCTTTTTCTTATTTTATGAAAAATGAATATTTTATCCTAGATATTTACATTTTTCTGTACTATGATTATAGTTATATTAGGTGATGGAATGAAAGAACTAGAAACCTTAGATCGTATAAGAAAATTAGGATTACTTTTCAAAGAATTCTACAGGTGTAAATGCCCTGATCAGAAGCAATTAATTGCTGAAGAAATAAAAAAGACCTCAGAAACAATACGACCTAAAACCTAACCCAACCTGCTACTCATACTTTATGCCTAAATGAATAAATCTACTTACTTTATAAAGAATAATGAAGCACTAGTACCTAAAACCTTCTTAAATAGAAAAATATAAAAATCCCTCTTAATCTTATTTTTGGTAGTATATACCTATAAATATTTTTTGAGAGGTATTAATATGATGTTCTATATTGGTGATAACGTAATTTACAACGATGAAGAGTATTTTGTGCATTTCATTTATGATTCTGAGTACTTAGAAATTTCTAAGGAAAAAAATAAAATGAGCAATTGTATACTCGTTCATAAATCTGAAATCGAATTGAAGAAGTAATAATATACTTCTCCAATATAAACTCCTTGGATGGTGAACTCCTTTGAATGGACTAACTGATTTACCAGAGAAAAAACTAAAGGAATTGTTACATGAGTCCAGAAGAGTTGGGACCTCAGAAGATTTCATTAGATTGATTGAAGCAGCCATTCACCAGAAGAAGTTACTTAATGAAAAGGAAAAGCACCGAATACTAAATTGAAGTCTTAGAAGTCCAAACTAATCTTGCAAGAGAGACGATCCTTACCCCGTCTCTCCTTTTTCTTTTATTGGGACCACCATAATCTCAATCCGCGGTGTCTCGCTATACCACTTGCTGGCCAATAACTCTACAATCTGGCTATCATCCCTCCAGAGAACCCCATTACAAGCATCCTTGATGCCTTTCACGTAATTGTCTACATCCGGCTTTGTCGTTGGCCTCAATTCTCCACTTTCTGCAGCTGCATGTTTCTTTTTGCTGAAGCTCTTTAGCGATGGCTTGAACACCCTGATAAACAACTGCAGTGGCCCTTCCAGTGGCTTCTCAGGTCTATGTTCTGCCGCAACAAGCTTCACATACTTCTTAAACTCCTTCGATTTCTTCGGATCGTATGCTTTAACCATGCCGCCCTTAGAGCTGAACCGCGGCCGGCCTTGGGCAACAGGAGTGCCGTATACCGTAAAATTGATTATCTCCACTTATTCATTTCCCCCTTCGCTTTCCCGGTAATGATTCGATTGGGTAACAACAGCGACTGCAAGCTCATGCCTTAAATCATAATAATTCAAGTCATAAATGCTCTCACCGGTTCGCGCTCTGGTAATACCCAAGGCTAACAGATCATTTATCATGACCTGCGCCTCGGCATTCTGTTTACGCCTAACCGTGTTATACAAAACACCCAATCGATCACCCCCTCCTGTAGGCAAGTAATTCAGCCTGTAGCTTTTCTTTTTCTTTCTCGAAGTCATAGTCATCCGACCCACCGGCAGGGGCATCTTGGCTTGATTGCGACTCCTCAAACCAATCAGGCAGCATTTCCTTCCGGATGGGCCGTACTTTCCCGCCGGCCCTGTTAGGCGGTCGCTGAGACTTGTGCTCCTTGTATTGCTTCTGCTCTGCCTTACACTGCTCCACCGTCCTAATCCCTTTCTGGGACCAGTTTCTAAGGATGGCCTCCACGTACCCCCATTTCTTTGTCCCCTGCTCTACCGCAATCTTCATGGCCTCCAAGACTATCCCCTCTGAAAGATCATCACACCAGCCGACAATCTTTTGGGGTATATAGCCACCTAACACACCAAACCCTTCTTGTTCGTAAAACTGAAATGGATTGGGAGACACACGCGCATCTTCTCCTACGTCATCTTTTAGTTTCGTTTTGTTTTGTTTATGTTTAGGTATGGTCAACCGTTGGTCATCGGATTGGTATCCAGATTGGTATATGGATTGGGTATCGGATTGGTATAGCGATTGGTCAACTGAGTTGACCAATGACTTTACCTTATAGATTGGAGCCTTACCTTTTTTGCCTTTTTCATATTCAATCAGTTCGTTCTCAATAAGCTTTACTCGAGCATTGACCAGCCCTTGCTTTGAAAGGCCAGTCAATTTCTCTACTGTGGAGTTGGGCGCATTGAATCGTTCTTTCCAGCCAGCCATATTGTTTATGGCCATCAGTGTGTGCCATAACGCAATTGCGCTGGTATTAAGATCGTTCAGCAGCAGCCAATCCTTAAAAGCTTTGAGTTCCTTTAGGTAATTCAAACTATCACCCTCTTAAGCTTGTTTAACATATGAAATGGCAGCTTCAATGGATTCCCTGTCTTCAACATTGGTGGCATCCTGTAAGGCCGTCTCGAGCCAGGTTAGTGTATTCTGCTTGGTCACATCAGTTTGATACGGTCTGAAGATGATTCCTCCGTGGCCAATAAACATTTCTAATGGTGTCCCGGTGTGTAACCCTTGGGTTCTCCTGACTTCCTTTGGAATAACGACTCTCCCTAATTCATCGATCTTTCTAACGATTCCAGTTGCTTTCATGCTTCCTCTTCCTTTCTATCGCATATTGCTTTTCTGTTTTGTATTCCTCGCACATGGTAGTGCGGATATCTCTTCATATACTGCAGAACTAACGTTTTGAGTTCTTCCTTACTTTGAGCCTTCTCCCAGATCCATGTCGGGAGAAGGACTTTGTAAGGGACCTCCTGGTTAATCAAAACTCATGTCCATGGCTTCTTGAGCTGAATCTTTCTTGTTTTTCTTAGAAGTGTTTTTTCTTTTCTTTTCCTCAGCCGGCTGTTCTTCCGGAAGATCATAGTCAATGGTGTTGTCATCCTCTTCAGGTGTAATGTCTTTCATTTCACGCTCATCGCTTGGTTCATTCTCTTCAATAACGGCCTTCTGCATTTCGACGGAAAGGATCCCCCATTTTGATAGAAGATTTTTCAGCACCGTCTTCATGGCCATGGCGTCCCAATCATTCTTCCATCCGAAATCTGATTTACTAAATTTCTTCCGGTGCTTCTCGACTGCCTCCTTGGTCCAGTAGACCGTTTTCCTGAATCCATTCAATAGTTCGAAGTAGGCTGCGTAACCTATAACCACTTCTGACTCTCTTTGCTCAAAGTCGATATCAATGTCCTCAGTAAGAGGGTTCCATTTGATCAGCTCCCCCTCATGAATGGGAGTGACGTTTATATACCGATACTGGCCGGTTCTAAGGGCTAACTGAATGTACCCTTTATATCCGAGTTGGAACTGTGCTTTGCCCCCATACGGGACAATCCAGGCATATCCTAGATTCTTATCTACCGGAAGATCCAGAGTGGCCGCGATCATCGCTGAAGAGATAACCGACATAGGCTCTGCTTTCTGCAGCATCTTTTCGCTGTTATAAAGGCTAAGGATCGAGGCGGTAAACTGTGTGGCTCGTTTCCCTAAGACCTCTTCAAATCGTTTGATTACCGAAGGACTCGCCAGCAGCCCTTTCATGGTGGCCCCCTGTGTTGAAGGGGCCTGGCCATTCTTATTTGCTAACTGATTTTTGAGAGATTGATTGGTGGCCATTATTTAGCCTCCTTGATATCAAACCGTCTGTAGGAGCTCTTTTTGATTACTTCCTGATAGATATTAGGAAACTTCTCTTTTAATAGTTTCGTATCCACTCGGTTGGATTCAATTGGTTTCCAGGCTACTTCGTAATTGGAGCAGAATCCTAGCTCGGCTTCTTTTAGTTCGTGCTGCAGGTCATGTTGAATATGCTTCTTTTGCTTTTCCAGTTCACTGATTGTTTTCTTTAGGTCGAAGTATTGAAGGATTTGCTCTTTGTGATTGCTCTTCAGTTCAACCGTCTTTCCTTTTTCTGCAGCAGAGTATTTATCTTTCAAATACTTTTCAGCTGCACTGGATCCGTCTAAAGCCGGCGGGTTTCCTTCGATTACATGGTACTGCCAGAAGTGTTTTTCTGCTTCGAAGATGATATTGATCAGTTCCTCGTCACGTTCGACTTCCTTGCAGATAAATTTGTTACCGCCTATAAGTACCGCGATGTAAGCTTTCGGGTAGCCTAATACCCCTAAATAGTGCTGTACCTGTACCAAATAGGATTCAGGCATCTCTTCACTCTCCCATTCCTTCAGTAAAAACTGGTTGGCTGTTTTACATTCCAGGAGAGTATCTTCCCCGACCACCTTACGGTCGATGTTCGCGATAATAAAATAATGGTCTGGATGCTGCAGGATGGCATTTCGTTTACGTACTTTCTTTCCCATACGTACCTCGAATTCTTTTGCGACCATGTCCTCGAATAAGTTTCCGAAATAGGCTGCTTCGCTTGAAGACTCATCTACATCAACCTGACCGGTCTTCTCAAGCCATAATTCAAAAGGTGTTTTATATTTGTTAAGTCCAAGGATGATGGAGGCGTCTGATCCCCCAATTCCTTTTCTTCGCATTTCCAGCCAATCATTACGTTCCATATGAGTTGTATTAACTAATACAGATGCCATTATTTCCCCTCCAATTGATTTTATTTTCAATGTGCTTTAGAATGGTATAAACTTTTTCTTTTTGAGGTTGACCCCTCTTTCAATTAAAAGACCTGTGTGCCAGCATGGGTCTTTTATTCTGCCGTCGTGAAATGAAATTTGTATTTCTCGATTAAGTAATCCTCTAAATTGTCTTCCAAAATGACTTCTCCGTTATCTGGATCAATTATGATTGAATCTCCTGCTAGGATCTCTTCTCCAAAGAAATCGATACCGTTGTGTTCGGGTTGAGAAACCATATTGGGATAACCTTGCTTTTCAATTTGATTGATGACCGGATGTTGAAGCATTTGTTTCACCTCCTTAAAATGGGTAATGCATGAAAGTTGCATTCTCGATCATGCAAGTTATATAATTCTAATTGCGCATAAAATAGTGAGATGCAGTAAGCTCTGGTGACAGCCTTAGCTTGCTGCTTTTTTACTTTTGCTTCTAAGTAAGAGCGACTTTTCAAATGAAGTAAGCCTTAACCATTCCCCTGCTTTAATTTTCAATTCATTCACTCCTTCCTATCTTCGTTTCAGCATTAAATTCACGAATGTTTGAGTAATGTACTCGAGTTCATCCTGCTTTACTTTCTTTTCTGCTAATCTATCAAGCTCTCTAATTGAGTTGAGCAAATCAACTGTCGAAAGCATGGCTTCTTTATAATTTTCTCCTTGAATGTTTTCCTCTACTGCTTGTAGAGCGTTCCAGGTCCCTCTTTGGTGTTGAGCTGCCTTTCGAAGATCTTCCTTTAAAAATGTTTGTGTGCTCACTTCTGCAACCTCCTCGCTTTTAAGGTCAGTCTCCATTGCTTGAATATCTGGACCATGGAGAACCGATATTCTTTTGTAATCAGAGCGACAAGGTTGATCATGCTTGCTGCAGCATCCAATACTTCGAATACCACTCGTTTCATTTCCTCTCGCTCTGATTCTGTTTGAGCTTGTACTGGTTTGAACCAACAAGCTCTTTCCAAGTGATCCAATGCCTCTGCTGATTCTCTTTTGACTAGGAGCATCATGGAGGTTGGATGGTGCTCAACAAATTCTCCGTTCAGATACGGGATTGATACATCGCCGGCTGATTCGTTCCATCTAACGAAGTAATACTCTTCATCATCGATGGCCTCAGCTGTAATTGATCGCAGATCTTTCGGAAAGCCTTGCCTGCCTGTTTCATACTTGGCAATGCTTTCTCTTGAAATTGGAAGCTTAAACGATAGTTGTTGCTGCGTTAGTCCCTGGCGCTTTCTCGCACTAGCAAGTTCCTCCCCTTCCTTGACTTTCATAAGGGTTGCTCCTCTCTTTACCTATATATGGATTTCAATGTTCAGGCTCATTTCATAAAATGAAGTTAACTTACTTTTTCAGATTTCTTTTTACGCTCTTCAAGGATTCTTGGGACTGATGTTTTTAAGAAGTAGCGTAGGATTTTTTTGATTGTTTCGTCTGATGGTTGATTCATTAAATCACCTCCTTGAATTTAATTACCGAATCGGTAATTTTATTCTCAAAAAAAAGCGTTTCTATTGGGACACCTAAAACTTTGGCGATGATTGCTATCTCTTCAGCGCTAATCTTTCTTTTTCCATTTTCCTTATAGTAATAAGCATTGTACCCATCATATCCAAGAACTTTTGACATATCATCAATGGTAAGGTTTTGATTTATCCTTAAAGATTTTATCTTTTCAAGGTCTATAAGTCGTCTTTGTAATTTCATTTACTCACCTCCTTTTTGTTACCGAATCGGTAACTTTAACTATATAATAAATTACCTTTTTGGTAATGTCAACAAACAAATTACCATTTTGTCAATTTTATTTCTTACCGCATTGGTAAATGATAATCTATATACATAAATACAACGGTAAAGGATGAAGAATATGTCTTCATTGGGAAGTAATATTAGAAAGTTAAGGGAAAAAGAAAATTTGTCTCAAAAAGACTTTGCTAAGAAAATAGGTATTTCAAATGTCGTCCTATCAAGATATGAAAAAGACGAACGTAAACCCGACTACGATATGTTAAATAAAATAGCGGACTACTTTGATGTCTCAGTAGATTATTTACTTGGTCGCGAAGAGAAGGTCAAATCAAAAGAAGATAGCCTTGATGAAGTAAACAAACTCGTTAAAGAATACGGCATCGAACAATTTGGTTTCTTTGATATTGAGAAGTGGAAGGATCTTTCCCAGGAGGATATTGAAGAGATAAAGAAGCATTTTGAGTATGTTGTGTTCCAGGCTAAGCAGAGAAATAAACAAGACTAA